TGGAGAATTTAATGGGTTTTCCTTATTTTTAAATAATAATTATAAAATTTTAGAGCTATTTAATTAAGGAGTTTATATTCTTATGAAAAAGCATGCCATCAAATTTGCTATGATTTCTCAGCCAATGAATGGTCTTTCTGATGATGATATTATGAAAGTTCGAAATAATGCTATAGAAAATCTTAGAGATAAAGGCTATACTGTAATTAATAGTTATTTTAATTACGATGGCATGGATAAGGATTTAAATAATGATGGAATTAAAAGTATTCCTATTTGGTTTTTAGGTCATGCAGTTGAGGCTATGTCCAAAGTGGACTGCGCCTATTTTACAAAAGGGTGGGATAAAGCCCGTGGTTGCAAAGTAGAGCATGAGATAGCAAAACTCTATGATATACCTATATTTTATGAAGAGGAGGTCTGATGGATGATAGTATTTTAAACACCATAAAGAAAATGCTTGGACTTGATGCCTCTTATGATGCATTCGACACTGATATTATTGTAAATATTAATTCGGTTATTCAGGCACTGAGTCAATTAGGAGTTTGCTCTTCTGACTATAATATTTCTGGAGTTAATGACACCTGGTCATCTTTGGTAAAAGATTTTAAAGATGTAAACAGTGTTAAAACTTATATTTATATAAAAGTTCGTAATTTGTTTGATCCTCCTACAAGCTCATATGTCCTCCAGGCTCTTAACGAGCAAGCAAAAGAAATCGAATGGCGTTTACTTATGGAAGTAGAGGAGGTTAGAAATGAATGAGTATTATCCTCCATATTTAGCTCATTACGGAGTTCTTGGAATGAAATGGGGAGTTCGTAAGAAGAGTAAGGGTCGAGTTAAAACTTCTAAGCGATCTTCGAAGTATAGTTCTGATTATAAAGAGAGTCAAAAACTTCGTAAGAAGAGTTCGAAAGAGCTTTCAAATGATCAACTTAAAACTCTTAATCGGAGAATGAATCTTGAGCAAGAGTATAATCGTTTAAGTACCAGTTCCGTTAATCGTGGAGAATCTTATGCCAAACGAGCGATCGCTGTTGGCGGGATAGCCACTGGACTATATACTTTAGCTAAGTCGGACGTTGTTAAAACTGGAATAGACATTTTAAAGAAAAAGTAGGCGATTAATTTTGTATACCTATCCGGATTACTTAATGCATCATGGTATTTTGGGAATGAAGTGGGGAGTTCGTAAAGCTAAATCAACAGGTTCCCTAAGCCAAAAATTAGATTCTAGGTATAAAAAAGGATTAAAAAAAAATAAAGAGTATCTTAATAAAAAAGCAAAACAAAGTATAAATAAAGCAAATGGAGATAAAAATAAAGCTGTTTTAAATAATACATTAAAAAGTATTGGTGTTTCTGCTGTCTCTGGTGCTGCTTTAGGTTTTGTATCCTCACTTGTTTCCTCTAGTAATGAAGATTTAGGAAAAGCCATATTGGCTGGAAATACTGGACTTCAAATCGGTTTAATCTCTCTTATGGCTGATGAGAATGAGGCAATAAGGAATTATAAAAATTAATTTTTATAATTTAATCTTTATATTTTAAGGAGGTGATTTATGGCTATCGAAATGGGATCACGTCTTTAGCATGCTTGGAATGCTTTTACAGGAAAAGATAATATTCTTATAGACAGGCCAGGCTTTATTAACGTTGGTCCATCTTCTGGGTACAATCCAGATCATAGGAGAGTTATTAGTGGGTCAGAGCGTACAATCATCTCTTCAATTTATAATCGAATTGCTGTTGACGTTTCATCAACAACCTTTGAGCATGTTCGGGTTGATGATAACGATCGTTATAGTGAAACTATATATTCTGGACTTAATGACTGTATGAATGTTGCAGCTAACATCGACCAGACAGGTAATGCCTTTATGCTAGACGTTGCATTATCATTACTCGATGAAGGATGTGTGGCTGTTGTTCCAGTAGACACTACATTAGACCCTTTTATGACACAGTCTTATGATGTTAACACTATGAGGGTTGCTAAGATTATAGGATGGCATCCTCAGTATGTAGATCTTCAACTTTATAATGATCGAACCGGTCGTCAACAGCAAATTACATTACCAAAAAGTTCTGTTGCTATTATTGAGAATCCGTTTTATTCCGTTATGAATGAGCCTAACTCTACGCTGAAGCGTCTTACTTATAAATTAGGTCTTCTTGATGATGCGGACTCTAAGGCCAATAGTTCTAAGCTTGATATGATTATTCAGCTTCCATATTCTATTAAGACTGATACTCAACAGCAACGAGCTGATACTCGTAAGAAGACTATTGAGGCTCAGTTAACAGACTCTAAGTATGGTATTGCATACATAGACTCCACAGAGCACATCACTCAGTTAAATCGACCAATCGAGAACACTCTTCTTGGTCAGATTAATGATCTTACTGCACAACTGTATTCTCAATTAGGTATTGATGAGACTATTCTTAATGGAACAGCTAGTAGTGAAACAATGAATAACTACTATCAGCGAACAGTAGCTCCAATTATCAAAGCTATTCGAGATGAGTTTGTTCGAAAATTCATTTCAAAGACTGCTCGTTCTCAACATCAAACTATTATGACTTTCCAGGATCCATTCAAATACCTTACAGTTGTTCAGATTGCTCAGCTTGTTGATTCTCTTAGTCGTAATGAGGTTCTTAGTGGTAATGAATTCCGAACGGCGCTTGGCTTTAAACCTTCTGATGATCCTGGAGCAGAAGAGCTTCGAAATAAGAATCTAATTGACACAAATGCTGATTATGGATCTACGTATTCTCCGGCAACTGAAATAGTTCCGGATTCGGTTAGTATACAAGATTCATCTGAGTCTTCATAGGTCAAAATGGAAGTTTTATCTTCTAGTCAGATGCTTAAGACATATACAAGCTAAGAATCTGATTTCTATGAAATTTTTATAGACCTAATAGTATCATATTTTATAGATGAATGTAAGGAGGATTATATGACATACGATTTTTCAGGTTATGCTACTCGTAATGATATTGAGTGCTCTGATGGACGAGTGATTAAGCATAACGCTTTTAAGGAATGTGACAGGACTAATGTTCCACTTGTTTGGCAGCATGATCATATGTCTCCGGAAAACGTTCTTGGGCATGCTATGCTTGAGAATCGTGATGATGGAGTTTATGCTTATGGAGTATTTAATGATACTCCAGCTGGAGCAAGTGCTAAGGAACTTGTTAAGAATGGTGACGTAAAGGCTCTTTCTATTTACGCCAATAAGCTTAAGCAGAATGGCAATCAGGTTCTTCATGGAGCTATTCGAGAAGTTAGTCTGGTCCTTGCTGGAGCTAATCCTGGAGCTTATATTGATACAGTTTTAGTTCACGATGACGATGACGAAGAGGAAGCCATTATCGGTTTCGATGAACCTCTTGAGCTTAGTCATTCTTGTGATAATAAGTCTTCGAATGATGATTCTTCTGACGACAAGAAAAAGAAGGATATTGAACATTCGAAGGACGATGCTAAGGCAGAAGATACCCCAATAGAGGAGAATAAAAAGATGGCAGATACAAACACTAATCCTACGCCCGATGCGTCTTCCGACGATAAGACGGTTCAGGATGTTATTGATTCTATGACCGACGAGCAGAAGAATGTTCTTTATGCTCTTGTTGGAATGGCCGCTCAGGATGGTGGCTCCGATACTACTAACGAAGGAGATTCTGATATGAAGCACAATGTTTTCGAGGGTGATGACATGGGTAATTCTTTTGCTCATGCTGAGGATTTTGCTGAGATTATTCGTGACGGTAAGCGTTATGGTTCGCTTAAGGAGTCGGCTCTTCAGCACGACATGGGCGATATCGCTATGGGCGACGTTCTTGAGCATGCCGATTATGGTATGAATAACGTTGATTACCTGTTCCCTGATTACAAGAATGTCGATAAGTTCCCCGGTTTTGTTTCTCGTAACATGGACTGGGTTCCTTCTATCATGGGTGCAGTTTCTCACACCCCGTTTTCTCGTATCAAGACTGTGTTCGCTGACATCACTGAGGATGAGGCTCGTGCGAAGGGTTATATGAAGGGTCATCTGAAGAAGGAAGAGGTCTTCACCCTTCTGAAGCGTACTACTGATCCTCAGACTGTCTATAAGAAGCAGAAGCTTGATCGTGATGACGTGAATGATATTACTGACTTCGACGTTGTTGCCTGGCTTAAGGGTGAGATGCGTACTATGCTCGATGAGGAGCTTGGCCGTGCTTTCCTCGTTGGTGATGGCCGTGATTCTTCGTCTGATGATAAGATTAACCCGCTTCACATTCGTCCTATTTGGACTGATGATCCCTTCTATACGATCAAGGCTGATCTTGAGGTTAAGACTACCATGACCGATGATGATAAGTATGCTGCACTTATTCGCTCCGCTGTTATGGCTCGTAAGGACTATAAGGGTTCTGGTAATCCTGTGTTTTATACTACCGAGGCAAATCTTACGGGCATGCTTCTTCTTACTGATAAGATGGGTCGAGATTTGTATGAGTCTGAGGATCAGCTTGCTAAGAAGCTCCGTGTTTCCTCTATCGTTACCGTCCCTGTTATGGAGGGTCTGAGCCGTACTGGTGGCGACAGCGAGGGTGCCGTTAAGGGTAAGAAGCTTTCGCTTGAGGGTCTTATTGTTAACCTTACCGATTATAATGTTGGTGCTGATCAGGGTGGCTCTGTGAATCTGTTCGATGACTTTGACATCGACTACAATGCTATGAAGTACCTCATCGAGACTCGTTGTTCTGGCGCTCTTATTAAGCCTTATTCAGCCATTGCTCTTGAGACTTATCCTGCTACTGTTTAGGTCAAAATAGAAGGTTTTTAAAATGGCAAAGTTTTATGGAGTAATTGGTTATGCTGAAACTAAGGAAACATCTCCTGGAGTTTGGGTAGAAGATATTACAGAGCGTAAGTATTATGGTGATATTACAAAGAATTCTCGTCGTCTTAATGGTGGAGAGAATCTTAATGATAATTTAACCGTGACAAATGTCATAAGTATTATGGCTGATGCTTATGCTTACGAAAATTTCTTTGCCATTAGATACGTGGAATGGATGGGGGCTCGCTGGAAAGTCT